TTTAGCTGCTCAAGATTATACTTATAAGCTTCTTCTAGTTCAGCTTTTTCTAAGGACATATCTTGACCACTATCCATTTCTACAGTATTATATTGTCTAAGAGCCTCTTCTCTTTGATTATCTAACTCCTGCTTCTTAGCATTATATTCCTGTAATCTAGGATTTTCTGAAATAGGTTGTTGAGGTACTTCAGGTATTTCTTCTTCTAAAGTATCTACAACTTCTTCACCTTCTATATCAACACCTTGAAGTTCTTCTGTAGAAGGTATATCTTCAGGTTTAAGGGTGAACTTATCTGTTTCTTTTATAATAGTTTTATTAGCAGCTATCTTAGCTTCTTTCTCCTGCTTCTTTTTAGAAACTTCATTATTATCAACCGACTTCTTAATATTTTCTTTAGTCTTACTAACCTTATTTTCAGTAGCTTTAATATTTTCTGGAGATTGTTCTTTAGCAATATCTTCAGATAAGTTATCAAACTGGTGTTGAAATACCAATTGTCTGGCTTTAGTTTCATATACTAATGGATTAATTAATTTAGGATCAACGGTACTAAATCTATTAGCTTGAATATCAGTTAATCCTTGTTCTAGTTTAGTTATAGTATTTTCTATATCTTCCTTATCATTCTTATTAGCAGATTGTAGCTGTTGTGTTAATCCTTCAATAGCCATTTGATGTGACATTACATCAATAGTATTTTGTACTGCTGGATTAGCACCATAAGCCTTTAAATACTCATCATTAGAATATACATCATTATATTCTTTTGATAACTCATTTTTCATTTCTGCTACCTTAGCCCTACCATATTCTAGAGAGGTTGTTTTATCTATTAAATAATTCTTAACTTCTTGTGGAATATCTAAATTATAGTATCTATTAAAAGATTGTCTATATAACTTTTCACCAGTTTCTACTTCTCTTTTTATTTCTTGAATTCTAGTATTAACTTCTTCAGCAGTAGCTATTCCAGCATCAACCATTTGCTGTTTAAACTCAGGACTTTCAATATGTTCTAGTAGTAAATCTACATTACCAGCTCTACTAGCAGATTGTGATAAGTCAAATGCCATTTTATCCATTTGCATTTTAACATATCTACTAATATCTTCATTAGAAGCATCAGAGAAATCTTCTACAACATTACCTTCTGCATCAGTAACTGTACCTTTATTAGCAGCAGCAGACATATTAGCAATATAATTACCAAGAGTTTCCTGTCTCTTAGCAACTTCAGTAAGTTTATTTTTTACTACACTACCAGATTGATCTAATCCAAGTAGCTTACCCATACCTTCAAATGCAACTCCACCAGCAACTCCCCAAATGAAACTATCAACTACATCAGTATCACCTAGGTAAGTTCCTAACCTCTTCATAAAATCAGTATCATCCTTAGTAGAAGGATCATTAAGTATTCTACCATATCTCTCAGATTCTTTTTGAGATATAGTATTAATAACCTCTTCTACACCCTCAGACATTTGGGGAAGTAATTTATCCTTAGACCAGTATAAAGCTTTTCCAAATTTAGATTCTGGAAGCTTACCTAATCCCTTAGCTAAATCATATTCTAATCCACCAACATTTCTAGTAAATCCTCTTAGAGGTTTCATTAAAGCACCTAGTTGAATAACATCAAATGCTAAGTTAGCATAGTTAGCACCATAGTCTAATGAAGCTGCATCAGAAGCATTCTTTCTAGCAGTTTCTTCATCTAGTCCTTTACTAATACCATCATTATATATAGATTGGAATACCCCATTAGCTTCCCTAAAGTTTTCAGCATGTCTCATTGCTAAAGCACCTAATCCAGTTTCAGCAAGTTGAGTAGCAGTTTTACTCCATTTCATAAGCTGCCCTAACTTACCAACACCTTTAGCTACACCAGCTCCAGGAAGTAGCATACTAGCAGCACTAGCTACACTAACTCCATTTTGAAACCACCATCCACTATCAGTAAATCTATCACCTGTTTGATATATAGGAGTTACATCTCTAGTCCATTTAGATAAATTATCTCCAGCCTCATATAGAGAGTTAGTAAATCCAGATTCACTTTCTCCTAAAGCATCTACAATCATATCAGGAATTTCAGCCAATGCACCTAAACTCATAAGTGTACCACCTACTACTTCTCCTACAACTGCTTGATTAGCAAATGCTCCAGCTTGTTCATACCAAGGCTGTCTTTCACCTCTAATTCTTTCTATATTAGGAATATCTTCAGCAATAGTTCCTATATCATATTTAGTAGTATCAGTTAAACCGAAATCTCCTGCAAATTCAGGAGAAGAACCTCTACCTTTAGCATAGGCTAAACCCAGCCCTTCAAACATAGGATTTACCTCTTGAGGAGCTGGGTTAAAATTTGCATAAGTATCTAATCTCTTTTTTCCCATTATCAATTTAAATTAGTACAGCAATTATATAAAATAGTTGCCTAATATACAATACTATATATTATTCTTGCATAAATTCTTCATCGGGCTGATTAAGTTTTCTACGTTGTAAATAGGTATTATAAGTATTTGATAAATAAATCTCTGAAGATTTTAGTAACCCTTGTTCTAGAGATTCCTTTGTCATAGGTTGACCATTAACCTTAAATATATTAGGTTGCTTTGTCTTTTCAATAGTTATAGCCCCTTGAGCAGTATTAAAAGTTTTCTGTTTCTTACCAGTTTCAAATCTAGTAGATTCAGCCCATCTTAGCATTTCACTAATTTGTCTAGTACCCTCATCAAATGTATGGTAAAGAGTAATACCATTTTTATCATTTACATCAGAGTAATCTAATTTACCAGTTTTACTTATTTTTAAATCTTTCGGTATTCTAATAGCATATTCTCCAGTAGCATCAATTCTAGTCATTGGGAATTGTCCAGTTTTAATAGCCTGTCTTAAAGCTTCTACACTAATACCAGTTTCTTCTGCTATATCATCTAAATTTTTAGATTTAGTTCCACCCTCACTACTTCTAAAGTAATTACCTGATAAATCTGTAACACTTCCTATAAACTTCTGTAATTCAGGTTCTACAGTACGTTGAGTTCTATAAGTTAAAGTTTTACCTTCTAAATCATCATCAAATAATTTAGCCCATTGCTGTTCAGATTTAGGAGCTTGTTTAAGTATTTTATCCCTCATATCTTTAGGTAAATTTTTAAACTTAGCCTCTGTATTTCCAGTTATAGATTGAGCAGCTTGATTGAACCAATTAGTTTTTCTTTCCTGTACCTCATTATTATATTTCAAGAATGTACTCTTACGTTGAGTAAGATTATTAATAGCATCTGATAGTTGTGCTAAAGCTTCAGGTCTAGCTCCCTTTAATGCTAATTCTTTTTGCTGTTTCTTAAGGCTACTTATATTAGTATTAAAATCCTTCATTACCTGTTGAGGATCTTTATAATCTCTATTAATAGATCTTTTAAATAATTGCTGTAATGTTTGACCAGATTGCTGTCTTTCAGTAACAAATGGATTTACCTCACCTCTTTCTTTACTAGCAGGGAGAAATGGTGATGGGGAAAAAGGTTGTTCCTTTTCAGCATCTTTTTTTCTTTGTTTATACATTCCCCATTGGTCTGTTAAATTACCATATTGGTAATCAGTTTGTTGAATAGCTTTTTGTCTAACTATATCTTTAATAAAGTTTTTAGCCCCTTCAACATCATTACCAAATTCAAATGCAAATGTAGGATTCTCTTCTAGGAATCTCTTAGCCACATTATTATCTATAGTAGCAGCAGCTTCCTCTGGATTCATACCTACCTGCTTACCTTGAATACTAGTTTTAGTAAAGGCAAATGGGCCTGATTTATATTTAAGTCCTAAATCCTTCATTCTCTTATTTAGAGGATCTACTATATTCTTACTAATATAATCTACATAATCCCCCTTCTTTCTTATATCCCCATAGTCAATAGATACTTGAGGAATTAAGTTTCCCTCAGCATCTACTACAGATTGAGCAAAAGGATTTACATCTACAACCTTACCAGTAGTAGGATCATACTTTTGAGCTAGTTGACCACTTGCTCTTAATTGTGAGTATAGCTGTTTATAGGGCTGTTCCTCTTCATATTTTTGTTGAAGTGTAGAAAATATACCTCTCTCCTGAGCTATTCTATTAGCAACAGCTTTTCTAGCACCAATTGAACCATAATCTCCACCATACTTTTCATTTATTTCCTTATCTAGATCACTAGATATTTTAGCAGCCCTTACCATAGCTCCTGTTCTATCAGGATCTCTAAATTTCATTTGATTAACTAATGCTTCATTTTCAGCTATAGCTTGTAGCTGCTGCTCATACTTTTTAGTTCTCTCATTTATAGCATTAACTAGCAAAGCATTAGATTGGTCGTCCACCATAGAAACATAAGGTACAGCCCCAGGTGCATTATTTAAATCTATAATAGCCATATTATTCCTTCCTTACTTTTAGTTTTCTCTTGAATCTATTTTTAGGATCTGTTGCAAATTCATAAGGACTATTCATTAATGCAGCATCTGTAATATTTTTCTGCTTTAGATAATCAGAAGCTCCTAGCATAGGTAATGAGAATAGATTGCTAGTTAAAGCAGCTTTAGTATCTTCATACTTAGCTTCTCTAGCAGCATTAAGGTTAGCCTCTTGAGCAGCTGCTGCAACATTAGCCCTATTAGCCTCTTCTTTAGCAGTTGCATTAGCAGTTGCCTCTGCTAGATAAGATTGTGTTAAGTTTCTTCCTAACTCTCTTTGTGTTCCAACAGTACCTGCAATTACCTCATTCATATAGTTAGCACTACCAACTCCTTTAGCAGCACTTCTTATATTAGCCAATCCTTCCTTTGCAGAGGTTCTAGCACTTTCTCTAGCATTCTCTAGATTAATTTGTTGTGGATTTATTCTACCTATATTAATTGCTTTAGGCTTCTTTAATCTACTAAGAGCATATCCAGTACCAGCCATTGATAGAGCAGTACTTCCAGCAATAGGTACAATATCTCCAAGATAAGTCTTATTAGGTTCTTCAGTAGTTTCTGTATTACCTATTATTTTTGGAGAAGTAGTTCCCATTGTAGGTGTTACACTAGACACACCTTTAGATTGAAGACTAGTAGCAAATGGTAGTTGAGATAATGGTACAGCCCTTTTCTGTACATCAGACATATCAATATTTACAGTATTATCTAGCTTAGGTAAATCCCCTCCAACATCCATCTTAGGAAGTTTACCTCCACATTTCATTTTAGGCTTAGCCATTGTAACATCATTTTTAGGATTAGTAATTCTTTCCAAATTAGCTTTATACATTTCATTTTCTTTTCCTTCCTGTATAATAGCTTCATCTGGAGCAGTAAATTCTCTAGGATTTCTAAAAGTTATATCATACTGTTTAGTCTGAGGATTATAAGTCATATCACTACCAAAAGTATATTTAACCCCCTTTCTACCAGGTAAATCCGCAGATACACCTGATTGTGGTTTATATATACTAGAAGAAGTTCTTAATCCATACTTAAGATTCTTAATAGGTTGACCTTGCTCATTAGTACCAGCAACATCAAACTCTGGATTTTTGATAGTACTAATCAAGTTAATATAATCATTATACCCTTCTTCTCCTAAAGTCTTCTTAATACCTTCAGTATCAATATATCCTTTAAACTTACCTTCCTTATATAAATTTTCACTATTGCGTATGGCTTCTTCAATAGGTTTTCTATAGTTCATTTTCTGTAATTCAGAAAATACTTTAGGATCAGCTTTTTGTAGTTCCTTATCTAGTAAACTTTTATATCCATATAGTCTAGCCTTATCTTGTAAAGTTTTATCCTTAGTTATACTTTCTTGATATTCCTTAAAAGTTTGTTCTGTATCTGGATATAAATATTTCTTTTCTGGGGTAGGTTTGTAAAGATTAGATGCTGGTGTATTAACATCTACAAATTGAATATTAAAAGGACTTGGAGTAGTATTAGTACTAGCACTAGCTTCCTGTTTAGGAACAGTACCACCATTGCCCATACTTACTAAAGTCTTTCTAAGATTAGCTCTTCTAACAGTAGTAGAACTATAGTCTTCTTTATTAGCTAATACTTTAGATTGAAATTCAGCTGGTGTTAATCCTCTAGATTTAGCTTGTGCAGTAAAACTACCAGGTTTCTTTATAGCCCCTTGAATCCATCCACCTTCTTCAAGTATTCCATTTTCTATACCTGATTTAACCATTTCCTGCTCATCTTGTAATTTAGATAGCTTACTATTCATAGTATTTCTACTAATAGGATCTAAGTTATCTAAACCTTTACCTAGCCTTTTTTCATATTTCTTCATAATAGACTTAGCTTGTTTAGCATAGCCTAACTTGTCACTAAATATATATGAATCATTTTTACCTTTATTCCAAAGTACTTCCCCTTTCTCTACTAAAGCAACTGCATTATCTGGATTAGTATAATTACCATTAGCATCTACTGGATTACCTCCAATAGAAGAAGCTTCATGAGTATTACCACCATACTCCATTATTTTGCCACCATAAGCCATTACTTGTACATCTGGAGTATCATCAGTCATTTGAGCAGTTCTACTAGCAGCATCTTGCATCATTGATTTATCAATGGCTAGTCTCTTAGCAGCCCTTGCAGCAGCTCTTTTTTTACTACCACCTAATATACTAGATGCTCCACCTAATACAGCACCAGCAGCCATTCCTATAGGGCCAAATGCAGCACCACTAGCTACACCTGTAGATATACCACTTACAGCATCAGCAGCAGCATTATCACCTAGTAATGGAGCAGCCATACCAGCTAAAGATGCTACACCTCCAGCTATATCTGTACCAGACATACCACTAGTAGGGGTAGTACCCCCACCAGCAGCTGTATTAGTTTGTAATTTACCCATACTACTATTATTAGTAGTAGGATTAAGGTATTTAGCTGTTACATTATTTCCATATCTATCATATACAGCCATATCAATAATTTTATTTTATTTATCTATTTAGTAACGGAGTTACATATAAGTTAAAACTATTAAGTGTAAAGTTACTTTTTTTAGTTTTATCATTGTTGCCAATGTAAGTAATTTTAAAATAATTTCCTTTACATCTTTGTCTTGTATTAACATTATATATTTGATTATATCTTTTTTTTTCAAAATATCTTGGATTACTACCAGTAGATTTATTTGTAAAAGTTTTAAATGATATATCTTCTTCATATATCCTTAATTCTTCATATATATCTGTATTAGATAATGAAGTATAATTTTTAGAAGTCCATTCAATAACATCCAATCTAGAAGGTAATTGTGTTGAAGCTACTAAAGTTATTGACTTATTTAACCAATGTTCTAGACTATCTGAATTAGGGCTAGTAACATCTGGATTAGGATATGGTAGTAATCCATATAAGAATCCACCATTACCAGGTAAAGGGCTAAATGATGTATTAACTGGAATTGTAAAATACATCACATCCTCTGTAGTAAATATATTATTGAATGGTATAGTAGAGGTTGATGTAAAATTACCCCATAGTTCATTATAGACTATTCCAGAATAGTTTAAAGGCTTAAAATAAACTTCCTGTCTAATATTATCAGCTCCTAGTACAAATTCTGTAATACTCTTATTATATAGTATTGAACTAAAGTAGGACTTACAGTTAAGAGAATCTGATAGTATATTAGCTTCTTGAGTATTCATCCTACATAACTTACCAGCACTTGCATCGTAGAAGTATATAAAGTTATTGGTATTTGTATATACAGTTCCACCATAGTTAGTAAATATATAATCAAATCTAGCTAGTATTCCACCAGTACCCAATTGTAAACTACCAGTATTACTTGAATTAATCAATTCCCTTTCATCTACAGATAGTGTACCAGCCCCAGCCTTTTGAATAAAGAATAGAGTATTATTAAGATTAACCAATCCAGTTAATTCTCCTCTACTTGTATCTACCTCTATTCTATTACTTGGTTTAAATATAGTCCAGCTATCTATTAACTCCCCATTAATTTTTCTTTCAGAATTCTTTACCAAACAATCAAATACAGATTGAGGATTATATACTGCTGGTTTTGTTACATACACCTTAGAAGTATTTTCTGAAGAATAGGCTGAATTATAGTTATATATAGAATTATCTTGAGTAAATGTTGTAGGCCCTTCATCATCAGTCCATACTCCTTGAGACTCCTGTATTAATCTATAGTTACTATTTATAATATTATCATCCTTACTAAAGTAGTTATCCCAAGTTTTACCAGCTACTCCCTTCATAAGTATCTCACTATCAAATGGAATATATGCAGTATTTCCTACATCCTTATCAAAGTTTGCTCTAACTACATCCCACATTATTCTAGTATATGGAGCTACTTGCATATACACATCTCCAAATCCTAAAGTATTTAGTAATACTGAACCACCACTTACTTTAGTTATTCTACTACTCAACATCCAAGTTCTTTGTTCTATAGCTGATTGAGTGTAACCCCCATAAGGATAGGTAGTTCTTTTTAATATACCAAACATAGGTGCTACACCAGTATCATTAGTTCCTTTACTAGTTATTGGAGTACTAGTTTGTATTACACCAACTCCACTTTTAAATCCTGTAAAAGTTGTGCCTCTAATATTGGTAATAGATTTAATTGCTTCTGCTCCAACAGCAAACAAAGCATCCTTATTAGTACTATAAGAATAATATTTTTTATCTGCTGTAGTAGTAGTTCCTATATTACCAGCACCATTTAAAATATTATATACCTCTGTATAGTATTGATCTTCTGCATCTGAATCTTGCTTATTATAATCTCTGACTATATTACCTGTCTTAATTCCTCCAGATTCTGAAGCATAGAAGTAATCTATCTTATCAAAGTTAGGTAATGATTTATTTACAAGTATCTTAGGGGATATTAGTTCAAAGTAATCTGTAAATGATTCATTATGGTTAGTTAGTGATGGGGTAATATTATCTTGAGGACAATTAAAATACGCATTCTCCCTATCCCACAATGGGTTAAGAATACACATATCTGCAATAGTACCCTCATCTCCAGTTCTAACTGTTCTAACTACAGCAGCATACTTAACAGAACTTGGCAAATTATTAAACTCAAATATTGGGTATAGCCCATTATGTTCTGTATAGTTAGTTACATTATTTTCATTTATAGGAAGTACACTTCCAGTTCTAGTATTATAAGCCTCATCATATCCTGGTATTTTTATATCATCTATAAATTTAGCAAATGAAGGTCTCATATACTCATCAAATCCTACCAATGCAAATCCATATATCTCCCCTCTTTGAAATACTCTTTTGTAAATATTATCATTATTAATAGGCTTTTTATTAACCCTATCAAATACATTAGGTCTAGTTCTCTCAAAGTAGTAGCTACCATTAGTACCTGTACCACCATAAGTAGACCCATTTGATTGATAGGCAAACTTAGTAATAGGTAGGAATGTAGTAGCATTAGGATCATTATATGTATTGTAATCTCCAGAATAAGGAATTATGGTATCTGCATTAACATAGGCATATCTTCTTATCCTAGCATCATAATCTACATCAAACTCAGATTGTAAAATATTTCCTGCAAATAGGATATTATTCTTTTGTTCAATACTTTTACATTTAAAAGGATTAGTTATAAATGCATATTCTTCTGGAGTAACTGATTCTATAAATTGACCACTATCTGTAATTACAGTATCTACAGAATTACTTATAGCCCCATCATATACTACAGTTATTGTAGGAACTTCTCCAAATTGAGTATAATGAATTCTTACTACCTTAGCGTAGTTTAACCCACTATCTGAACCTACTGCTGGAATGGTTATATTAGCAGCCTTATCTGTAACCTCATTTAAAGCTCCTCCAGTAAGAACCTTAGAATCATTTATATTTCCTTTAAGTACTGGTTGTAATGGCCCTACAGGTATATAGTTACTAGCACTACCATTCAATGAGTAGTATTGAATACCATAGGCTATATTTCCAGCTTTTAAACTACCCCCATCTACAATACCAAATACAGGACTAGACTGCATATCTACTGGTTTAAATACTTCCAATTCTTTAACACTAGTAGGTGCAGTAGCAGCAAGATTAATAGATTTTAAATAGGTATCTCCATCAGTAATATAAACTTTTATAAGCTTATCAGTTTCATACCTACCTAGTATGGTAGTAGTATTCTCATTTAAAGTTAACTCAGATTTATTCCAACTAAAGAATGGTGTTAATGTACCAGCACTAGCACTACCTATATTAGCTTCTGGAAGATTATATATTGCTTGTATAGTTCCACTAGATGTTATAAAAACTAAATTCTCCCTTAACTTAATAAGGGAGATTATCTTAGTTGTAACATCTGAAAACAAGTTAGTTAGCATTCCAGCAACATTCTTAATACCTTCTATAGAGCCTTTAGGATTATCTGATGAGCTACTCCCATTAACTCCTACATTAGATCCTATTCTTACGTTACTTGCTGATCTATAGTAGTTAGGATTAAATTTTTCAGGACTGGTATCTAAATCCATTCCTGCAAAGTTAGTATATATCTTTTCCATAATTACATATTAGTAAATCCTCTTGCGTGTCTATTAGTATCAGGAATTAATCCTAACCTTTGTTTCATAGCTTCCATCATTTCATAATCTGGAGTAAGTGCTTTTAATCTAGCAGCTTTAGCATAGTATAGGTATTCTTGTTCAATATCATCCTTCACACTTTTATTTAACTCCCCACGTATATAAAGTTTAAAAGCTATTTTATTTGCTATATACCAGCTACATAAAGAAAGTATTTTTAGATCATCAGGAATAACAGGGGCATTATCTTCTACTGGAAATGCTTGGTATGATATGGTAATAGTTCCTTCTTTAATACCATCTATATAAATATAGTGACCTTGAACTCTATATCTAGGACTAGATGCTGACATTGAAGTTGGTCTTACTATATCAACCATTGTATGAGATAGATCAGGTATAATAGTACCATCTACAGAAGTATATGAAACCCCATCACTAATAACTCTAGTTACATCACTATTTTCATTTTGAACAGATTTTTTAGAGTATATTCCTAAATCTTTAATAAGAACTGTATCAGTATTTTTATTTTTTACTCCTAACAATCTTTCCATATTAATAGGAAGAAGACCTCTATACTCTTCAATAGTAATATCTTCCTCTTCTTGTGTAAGAAGACTACTAACTCCAATGAGGCTAATAGCTTCCCATAACCATTCTTTACACTCCTCTTCATAGTATTGTGTAAATCCTGTATCTCGCTGCATTTTAGCAATTACAGCCCTGTAGTTAATAGTTCCTTGATTTAACATTAGTCGAAATTAAATTCATTATTACCTTGTATCATAGCTAAAATTTTAGCATCTACTTCTTCAGTAGATTCTTTAGATACTGATTTAGACTTAGATTTATCTTGAGTTTTAGATTCAAGTGGATTATTTTTAGATATATATTTTTTAGTTATATCATAGTACTCACCATCTGGATTATTCTTAGATTTGCTTTTCCTACCATACTCATTATAACTAGTAATAAAACCATTCTCTACCTCTTCTACTCTAATACATTTAGTAATATTCCCTTCTTTTATAGTTTTTTCCCAAGACTCAGTTTTACCATCAGCAATACTCATCCTTACATTTATCTTATCCATAATTAACTCTCCTTATTTGAATTTGTATTTAGTTCATAATAATTTGTATTTCCGCTCTCTATAAAGTATTTTGCCACTTCTGCTTTTAAAGTTCTAACTACTCTAAATAAATATAGTGACTGATTCTTTACATTAGAGGTTCTTCTATCCCAGTTAAATACCATTCTATACTTATTAGAATGCTCATTTAAGTAGTACACTCTAGGCTTATCAGGTATTTTAACTATATCTTCTGCATCTACTCCTGGATATTTCTTTTCCCATAGCTCCTTAGTTTTTTTCCAATCTACCTTAAGATTTCTAGTATTAAGAGTTCCATCATCATTTAACTTGAAATTTATTTTTCTTTTAGCAATGTAGATAACTCCTAATCCATAAGGTAATCTAAACTCTTCTCCTGTAAGAGCTAATTTATAAATACAGTTTTTATTTACCTCTTGAATAACTTTTGAAAAGTCTAAGTAGGACAAGGGATTATCTATAGTTTCAGCATAAAAGTTATAAATATCCCTTGTCTTTACATCAGACACATATCTTCCTTCCTTCCTCTTAAAATACATATCTTACTCTTTAGGTGTTTCTGGTGCTTGTGCTTGAATTGGTATATTCAGCTTTTCATTAATTATAGCCTTTTCTATATCATCCACAATATCTACAGATATTGGGTATTCTAAATCCCATAGTTGAGTTTCTGAATAGATAGGATATATTAACTTCATTGCAGCTAAAGGGGATTCAAATACCCCTCTTAAATCTAAATTAGTAATAGGCTCAAGTACAGCAGGATTTCTTGAAGTAATCATTACTTTACCATTGTACTCAAATCCATATATATCATTGTAGTTAAACTTACCATAACCACCAGTTAAAGCTCTTTCATGATTTGTCATTAGTATTCTAACTGCAAGCATATCACTTGGACTAACTCTTAACCAAGTTCCAGGAATACTATGCTGATCTATAGTTTTGGGTATATTTCTAGTAGTTACTAAAACATCTCTACCTAAATCTGAAAGTGAAATTCCATCTATAGTAATACTAATATTATTAGACTTAATAAGCTGAACAGGTTCACCAACTAAAGTCTGTACTATATTTTCATTTATATAGTACATAGGTTTAGATAGTCTCTGTTTTAGAAATCTAGCTCTTTGAGATTCTATAAAAGAAATCATATGCCTAATATCTATATTCTCAGCTTCTTTATGAGCATTCCTATAGGTATCTAGTAATCTAAATCCAAGTTCACGTAATGTCATTATTTCTTAAAATTAAATTTATAGAATAATCCTATTCTTACATTTTTATTAACTACATCATAACCACCTAAATATACAAAATTTTTATTAGTATATACAATACTTGGAGTTATAGTATTTGCATCAACTATAGCTCCAATTCCAAATCCATTATAGTAATTATTTCTTTCTATTGTTGTTGTATTAGTAATTATCTTATTTTTAATACTTACATCAACTACTCTATTACTAATAGTATTACTATCACATTGTTCTGCTAATATTACTGTATTTAGACTATCTGAATAAATAGTATCTTTATAGTGTTTTGTAGTCCTATATTTAACTAGTAGTTTAGCATAAGCCTGTTTCATTAAGCTATCTGGTATAGTAATAGTATCAGTAATTACTTTGAATGAATCTACTCCAATTGGAACTAACCTATTTTTATAAATAGTTTTAGTATTATTTACTACTAAAGTATCTGTTTTAGTAGTAATAACTTCATTACTACTAGATGGCTTAAAATAAAGAAATAATACTAACCCAATAAGGATTAGTATCACTCCTAAATATATATTATCCCTTCTTCTCATCTTCTCCAAAGTAGTTAGTAATAAACTTACCAACAAATGCAGCTACTAGTAAACTAGTAATTAGCCAAGTAGGGGCTTGAGATATATAACCTAAAGCACTAATACTACCACAAGCTACTGCAATACTATCACCCAATTTCCTCATCTTTAGAGGAGTAGGTTTCCAATAATGTTTTATTCCAAATTTCATATTAATTAGATTATAGGATAACCATTTTTATCTTTACTACAAGTCTGTAAATCTTTAAGTGATTTACCAAAAGTTTTTTCAAAATGTGGAGTATCTTTAAATGTTACAAAATCACCTCCCCATTTCCAACCATACTTTTTAAATATTTTTACTACTTCCATCCAATCTGCAATACCATCTTTATCTAAATCTTCATGCATATTCCAAGATATAGTATTGTCTTTGTGTAATATACAAAAATCTACAGCTAGTCCAAAATTATGCATACTAGAACCCCCCTTAGCATTTGTAACTATTTTACCAGGTTTAGTCCTGCCTATTGCATACAGATCATTTTGTTCCTGTATAGTTCTTAGAGTTTGAGTTAATCTTATAGTAACTCCGCCCTGTTCTATCTCAGTTAAAATGTTTACTAATTCTGTACGTAATAGTGGATGTACTAATGATACTCTATTGAGACTTGTTTTATCCATTATTTTTCCTCCTTAACTTCAATTTCTTCATCAGGTAGTACTTCTAGTGAAGTAACTATTGAATTGTAATCTTTTAGAAAGTTTAGACCATACATCTTAAACATACTGTCAAGGATTTGCATTACTGCACTTTTACCTTCCTCATCTACAATAATCTTCATATAAAACTATTTAGTTAATAATGTGTAAAATAAAAAATTATTTTTGATATATGCAATAGTATCTATTGAACTATCCATTCTGAAGTATGCATATAGAACTTATAATTCTGATAAGTAGTAGTCAAACTTTTTTGCACACTATTATCTGGTTGCAATTTTTGAGTTCCTGCATTAGTAACTATATATAAATTTTTAATATTTGGATTACTACGTATAAGTATATTTATAAAACTAGAGTCAAAATCACTAGTTATTGTAGGTAGCCATACACCATAATCTTCAGTAGTTAAGTTTACAAAATAATCTTTATACATTTCTGAAGATGTGACTATAGTTAAATCTACTATTTTGTATATAGTAGTATTATCTGGAGCGGTATTAAATGGTAATCCTCCATATAATGATAGTGTATTATTAACTGCTGTACCTATTACTCTAGCTTGACCTGCCCCAGTTCCTCCTGTCAAAACAAGTAATTTGAAATTTAATGAACTAGTAAATGTTTTAGTCGTATCTACTAGTGTAGTAGTAGTGCCACTAGTAGCAGTTCCAGAATTAAGAGATGTAGCTGGTGCATCTATATTAACTAATTTTCTTCTATTAGCCCCATTAAATCTGATCCATCTTTGGGAAAAATTTCCTTCTATTAAATAGTCTTTATTAGCATTTCTAATACTAATACTTTCTATAATTAATTTGTTACTAATGTCTGTTTCTGTATAACCAGATTCATACCCTATTAATACAGCATTAGATCCTGTAGTACTATCGCCACCAGCGTATCTACCTATAGCAGTATTTGAATTTGATGCTACTATTTTTTCTAAACAAAATTGTCCTATAGCAGTATTACCACTACCAGTAGTTAATTTTAAAGTAGAGTACCCAAATGCAGTATTGCCACTACCAGATACTACTTGTGATAATGCAAAATTACCAAATGCTGTAGAATTACTACTAGAATTTGTAGAATTTAATCCAGCATCATAGCCTATAGCTAAAATACTATTATTATTACCTAAAGGACTGCCAAATTTAGTCCAATTACCGACTTTAATTGTTTTAGTAGTTTTATCAAAAATAAAATCAGAAGATCCAGCTAATGTTCCTCCATCATTAAATACTACCTGTTTATCAGTACCTACTACAGTAGCTGCTGCTGTAATAGTTAAATACTTTAATGGTATTGGAGGACTACCAGCAGTACTGCCACTATTAGTTTCTGTAATAGTAATCCCTGATCCAGCCCTAATAGCTTTAACAAATAAAGTATTTTGAGTAATTTGATCTATTACATTAAATCCACTAGTAGCACCAATAGCGGAAGGATAATCAAATGCTAGTGTAACATCCATTCCAGAAGTAGTAGCAGTTGCTCCTACTGTAACAGGATCTATTGATACACTTCCCAATACAGTTGAATACTCATAGCCTACTTCTGTTGGATTAACCATTAATACCTTATTAGCCAATCCTGTTAATGGATTAGTAGGCATAAATCCAGTCCAATTAGGCTTACCAGATAG